GCGAATAATCATTTCACGATCAATTTCAGCCTGGATTTCATAAGACATAGCATTGGTTAACTCAGCGTCAACGTCAATACCGTTCATGTTCTTAAGATCCTGCTCAAGCTCAACAGACCAACGTGCACCTAATCTACGAGTACCAGCTTCAACAGCTGTCTTCTCGAAGCTAAGCTCAACAGTTGGCATTGTAGAAACACTATCTAGCTCGAAAGAAGCTAGAGCAGCGGCAAAACCAGTGTCACGAGGATCAAAGGGAATACCTGTACCTGAAACACCTGTCAAATTGCCAGTTAAAGAAGCACTATTACCAGTGAATCTTGTGTCAAGTTGATTATGTCCAAGTTCTCCAGTAAGAGCTTGGCTGTTAGCATAATCATAATCACCAGTACCTTTAGAACCAGTTAGGGCAGCAGCAGCACTACGAGGTGCATCAACGCCAACTCCTTGGAGATTCTTATCAGAATACTTATAACGTAAGGCGAACGCCAATCCGACAGGTCCACTCATCGGCTGAACACCAACAATTTCGTTGGTAATCAACTCAGGGAATGTACGACGGATCATTGGGATCAAGATCTTAGGCAAACGAGCATCACCGCTTGCGTAAGAGTCGCTGGAGTTATAATTATTGCTAGTACCACCTTGGCCATTATCAGCTAAGCTAGAGCCAAAAGCACTGCTAGCGCCACCAGATTGGTTAGCTTCCTTCAAACACCATTGTTCTTGGTTTTCCAAGAGCATGGCTGTGTTAAGACGGGTATGACTATCTTTGATAGCGCCGACCTTGTTAGAGGTATAGTCCAAAACTGGACTCCACTTCTCCAACAACTGTGCGGCCCTACCACCGTCAATATAATTTGTATTTGGTCTTGTATTTGTTTCGTTCATATGTTTTTTATATTGGGTTTTAAAAGGGTCCTTTACATTGGAGATCAGGTAACAAGTACCTCAACAAGTTAAAATTATAAAATCTTAGATAACTCATTTAAGTAAGGATTAGGATTAACCTTCTCCTCAGTTAATTTTTGTTCAACGTTATCTTTGACTTTAGAATTAGAAAGAGCAGACTCTTTGAGAACATCTAATGCTTCAGTATGCTTTTTATCGAACATCTTAGCAGCATAATCAAAATTCTCTTGAATAAACTCTAAATCTTTACCGGAAAAAGTTTTATTAATAAAAGCTGTCTTCTTTTCATCAAAGCTTTTTGTCTTTTCAGCTAAAAGAATAGACTTTTTAAGCTCGACAAGCTCAGAAGCTAAAGCATCGCGTTGCTCAGTAAGGTCAGTAACCCGGTTAGAAGCATCATCTAAGCGCTTTTTACCATCAACAACACCTTCTCTAATGGTTTCATTAGCAAGAGCAAGATCAACACCTAGTGTCTTACGAAAACTCTCAAGGATACCTAATGCTTTCTTGTTGTCAACAGCTTCTTGAATAGAAGCAGCTGGAATAGCTTCATCGATATAAGAATCTAAGTAATCAGATACACTCTCAACAACAGTATCTCTTAATTTGCTAGCTTCTGTGGTAAGTTCACCCTGATACTTCTTGATAATCTGCTTAAGCTTATTAGTTCTGTCTGTGTCAAGTGACTCAACAACCTTCTTAAGCTTACGGCAGTGATCTTTATCGATAGCTTCAAGTAATGCTTCTAACTTAGTAGCATACTTCTCGTCTTGTTCATTGAGAGCAGCGTCGACTGCAATCTTAGAACGCTCTTCTGCCTTCGCGTCTAACTGTTCAGTGAAGGCCTGTTCAATTGCTTGAAGGGTCTCCTCTGTAAGAACGTCCTTGGCAGCCTCTTTTAATATGTCTGTAATGTTGCTCATCTTTAAAATAAATCTTTCTTATACGCTTTTTTGATCCTCTCTTGGATCTTGAATTCAATCGCTTGCTTTAGGTCTTTATTAGCTTTTGCGTACTCTTTGCTACTCGAATTGCTAATAAAAGACTTTATTGACTCTTTTAAGCTTTTGTCCATCATAATTATTTATTATTATTTAAAAGTTTTTTATAAAACTAATTATTTGTTCTCTCAAATAATTGTCTAAGTCCTTTTTAGGTAAATTCTTTACCCTATTTTCGAATTTACTGTAAATTTCTTCAAATTTACCATCAGAAGCGAGTACCCATTGTTTAGATTCAAGGATACCATTAACAAAAGCTTTAGGGAAGGAAGGATCAGCAACACAATCAATGGCTATTAACTTCATATCCTTAACTTGAGATATACCATTTGGGGTTTCGTCGAGCTTGCCAAGAGCTCTACTGGAAACACCTACCTTGACCCCATCCATAACTAAACTCTTAACGATTTGACCACAAGGTGTACTCAAAACTTTAGATTTACCATAAAAGATATTATCTTTCTGTTTTAATTCAGTTACAACGTGACAAGCTCGCTCTAAATCTACTTCAGCAGTGGTGGGATGATTTAATTCCCCCATGGCTCGATTTTCGTTGATCATCTCTGCTGTATAGCGGTCAACTTCTTTAGCCATTTCTTCGAGGTCGTATACTCTGTTATTACGATTTTTTTCAGAGGCCATCATGAACGGGCCCTGAATATAAAGCTTTGAAGGCTCTTTCGCATTCTTTTCTTCGACTATATACTCGAAATCGCTAAGATCCGGTTTTTCTACTAAAAGTTTA